GATTCTAAAATTAAAAGTTTGGGTTGGAATGCACAGGCAGATTTCGACAGTGAGCTAGAAAATATTGTTAATTATTATATTGAAAACTTTGTTTGGTAATTTATGTATATAATTACAAGTTGTCTTGTTTGCAAATCAGACAATGTAGTCTTTGAGCCCACATTCTTATCAAGATTTATATTGAGTAGGACAGAAGGTCAAATAAGACATATAGATCTGCCTATCTTTTCCATTAAATGTAATCACTGTAGATTTTTCAGCAGTGCATTACGCTTTACTGATGAAGAAATGGAAAAGATTTATAAAGACTATAGAGGTTACGAATACAATAAGATGAGAGTTGCAATAGAAGGAGATTTTTATAAACCACTTATTGGGACATTTACAACTCCGGAAGCTATAGAACATAGACTTAAAGGCATAAATGAAATAATTGATAGGTCTATTAATATAGGAAACATACGGAAAGTATTAGATTATGGTGGAGGGGCTGGCCATTTTATTCCTGGCAAGTTTATATTTGCAGAAAAATTCGTATATGATATAAGTGGAACAATTTTATGCCCAGAAATTAAAAGGTATGATCCAGGTAGACAAGTAGAGTGGAATTATATACAATGCTGCCATGTGTTGGAACATGTGTCAGACCCTATCAAATTTTTAAAAGATATGCTAAAATTAGCCAATACCAATACTTTAATATATATTGAAGTACCAAATGGTGATGGGCCAAGTATGCATGGGGTGTGGCATGAACACATTAATACTTTTTATGAAGATAGTTTAGAATACATATTTCAACTAGTAGATTTAACTATTGTTGATCGTCAAACAAGAAATGGCTGTATAGGATTTTTAGCAAAAAAGGCTATAGAATAAATGGAACATATTTTAAAACAAGTAAGAGAATTTATTGAACAGAAACAGGCCAATCGTAGTTGGGTAGCAGGAAAGGATTTTGTAAATTATGCTGGCGCCTACTTTGATGCGGATGAATATGAAGTTGCTGTAGCTAGTCTACTTAAAGGTTGGCTAGTAATGGGCAATGATGCTCTTAAATTTGAGCAAGAGTTTCCTAAACAATTTGGTAAAACTAAAGGTATTGTTACTAATAGTGGAAGTAGTAGTAATTTACTAATGATGGCTAGTCTAACTAGTAAAAGAGGCTATAATTTCCCCAAAGGCACAAAGGTTTTAACACCTATTGCGGGGTTTCCAACTACACTTAACCCGACATTACAATTAGGGTTTACACCAGTATTTGTTGATATAGAATTAGATACTTTAAACATTAATTTGGATCATGCAGAAAAGGTTTTAGCAGCTAATCCAGATATTAAAATAATGACTTTTGCCCATGTGTTAGGTAATCCTCCCAACATGGATAAGGTTATGGAACTGGTAAAACAATATAAGTTGGTTTTATTGGAAGATTGTTGTGATGCATTAGGTACCACATATGACGGAAAGCCATTGGGAAGTTTTGGTCTTATGGCTAGTTGTAGTTTTTATCCTGCTCATCATATGACCATGGGGGAAGGCGGATATGTTGCCACCGATGACTGCATGCAAGATCAAATTCTAAGAAGTTTTCGTGAATGGGGACGAGGCTGTTATTGCGTAGGGCCAGAAGCAAATAAACTTAAATGTGGCACTTGTGGAACAAGATTTAAAGAATGGGTACCGGCATTGCCTGGTGAAATTTTTGACCACAAATATGTATATGACGAAATCGGATATAATCTTAAACCTATTGAGCTGCAATGCAGTATGGGTTTAAAACAATTAGAAAAACTGCCTAAAATTCATGAGTTGCGTCGTAGGAATTATAAACTGTTATTTGAAATATATGAAAAATATGAAGAATTTTTCCATTTACCAAGAGCACAGGCCAAAGCTGATCCTAGTTGGTTTGCTTTTCCTCTCACTATTCGCTCCACTGCTCCTTTTACTCGCAGTGATATTGTTGATTATTTGGAAGAAAAACTAATTCAAACAAGGCCATATTTTGCTGGCAATATTATGTTACAACCTGCTTATAGTCACTTAATGGATTCCACTACAGCAAAAACATTATATCCTAACAGTACTTTGGCCATGCGCAATAGTTTTTTCCATGGCACAAGTCCTGTTATCACACCAGAACAAATTGCATATATAGGCGAAGTTGTAGATGGATTTTTAGGATTATATTTATGAAAAATTATTTGTTTGGCTATGCAAGACCTGTTTATAACATTTGGGGACCATGGAAAGGATTTGGGTTAAATCCATCATGGCAGGAAGATCATAAAGTTTATGAACAAATGTATAAACTTAGCAGACTGTCTGCAAAGCATTTTTTACAAGGTGAATGGGAAGAGTTTTGTGTAACATCACCAGTATTAGATGCTAGATTACATCAGATTAATGTATGGTATACAATTAAGGAATTATGGCTTAAAGAACCCTGTAACATTTTATGTATGGGCGCAGATACTTTGTTTATTAAACCAACAGAAGTATTTGGTAGATATGATAAAATGACAATGTTTAACTATACCGACCCCAAAACACATGCAGAAGTTGTACATTATTTTAATGATGATGTTAGATACTATCCAGCTTCTATGGATCCTAAAGTTTGGGAAATGGGAGAAAAGTTAATGGATAAATGGTTTGCCCATAATGAAAATAATTGGGCAGCAGGTCAAATTATTCATAACTTACAAATGTGGAGTCAGGGTGTTGAACTTAATGATGTTCATGACCCAAATATGGCTTTTCAAGTTTTATATTTTGATGAAGAACAAGACAGTAAGTGGAACGGCAGTCCGTTCGAAGATGCCCATATATTACATCTACATGGGAGTAGAGGCATACAAGGAAGACTGCCAGTTATGGAAGCGATTCTAACTCAATTAGGAATAGAACAATAATGTTAAATTTAATTTCACAGCGAGAAGGCTTGTGGTGGCCCAAAGAAGATCATGGATGTTGGGACTATAATACTAATCATGCACCTAATATTCCCAAAGAACTAGCACAATATGTTCCATATAAAGGAGTTGTAGTACAGGCTGGTGGTAATTGTGGTCAATATATTGTTCAGTATGCAGACCTATTTGAACGAGTTTATACTTTTGAACCTGATCCGCTCAACTTCCTTTGCCTAACACTTAACTGTCAAAAAACAAATATTTACAAATATCAAGCTTGTGTAGGCAATCAACGGAATCTAGTTGAACTAGCGGTAAATAGTTCAGATGTGGGTGCTACTCATATAGATCCCAGTAAGCCAGGATTAATTCCTACCTTGCGTATAGATGATTTAAACTTGGATAGATGTGATCTTATTCAATTAGATACTGAGGGTTTTGAATATTTTGGGATTCAAGGCGCAGAAGAAACAATTACTAAATTTAAGCCTGTTTTAAGTATTGAGTGGTGGGAACCATGGGCTGCTCGTTATGGAATTACATTAGAAATGCTAGAAAATTATCTTAGTCGTTGGAATTATGTAATAGCTGGATATCATGTAACTGATAGAGTTTATGTAGCAAAATGAAAACAGTTTTAATTACAGGAGCTACTGGCTTTATAGGGCATTTTTTAGTTGAAGAATTTATTAAGGACCATAAAATTATCTGTTTAGTTAGGCCTAAGACTAGAAATTTAAAAAGAATAGCAGTCTATACAGACAGATTATCCATTATAGAACACGACATTTCTAAAAGTTTAAAACCACTTGTAGATTCTTTAGGCACTATAGACATTATCTTACATGCAGGTGGCAATGCTAGTGCTGCAGATAGTATTGCCGACCCTGTCAGTGTTATCAATGATAATGTTATAGGTACTTTAAATTTATTAGAATTTGCGAGACTACAAAAACTTGAAAGGTTTGTCTATTATAGTTCTGGAGAAGTTTTTGGTCCTGTTCCGAATGGTTCAGACAGTAAGGAGACAGATCCCTATAATAGCAATAGCCCTTATGCTGCTAGTAAAGCAGCAGGGGAAGAACTTTGTCTTAGTTACGCTAGTAGTTTTGGTGTTCCGGTAAGTATTGTACATATTAATAATACTTTTGGTCCTAAATGCCAAGTAAACCGTTTGCCAACCATTATTATAAACAATATTATGAACGGTAAGCCTGTAAATATTCATTCAGATTTAAATGGTAATATTAGTGGTAGACGATGGTTTTATGCAGGCGATGTTGCATTACATACTAAATTTATTTTAAGCAATCAAAAGTTAAACTGTGAGAAATGGAATAGTGCCGGTAATAAATTCATTAACAATTTAGAATTCGCTCAGCTTATTGCTCAATCTATGCAAAAGGATTTACAGTATGAACTTATTTTAATTAATAATCCAAACTATAAGTTATGTTTCAGTGTTAATCCAAGTAAGCTTTACGATCTTGGTTATAAAGATAAGTTTACTTTAGAAGAAAGAATACAACAAACAACGGCATGGTATAGTAAAAATCCTAGTTGGCTTTTATAAATATATGTATGTCTATATATTGGCAAGAATATGTTCGTGCTGCTTATGATTTAGTATTAGAAAGTGAAGGCAGATGTAACATTTTTTTGGATCATGATGTAGAGGCATATATCGTTCATTTATTTGCAAAAAATTTCAATAGAACTGATATAGGCCAACAGCCTATCGCAATTCAATTAATGCAAGAGATGCAAAAACCAAAAAAACATGCTAAATATCAACCCATTGCAGATGAATGTTTACTTATAAACAGTTATCCTCTCAAAAGGAAAAATTGGCCTAGTGAAACTTACTATAGGGACATGGGCTGTATAGCATATAGTTTGGCAAATTTAATAGAAATAGAAAACAATTTTGAAAATGCAACTAAGATTTTACATAGAATGTTTTTAGGTTTGAACAATAACGGAGTTGACTTGAGTCTTTAATTCATATATAATACTTACTACTCAAGGAGCAATCATGTTTGAAAATATCGAAATTAGAAAAGTTGCAAATGGATTTATTCTTACCATCACCACAGAAGATGACACAAAAGAATATGTATATGACACCAGTCGTAAAGCATTGCGTGTTATCAAACAATACATTGATGCAAGTAACAATAATAAAGATTCTGAATAATAATGGCGGATGAAGCTAAATTTATTACAGTTTTCAATAATCTAAAAAATAAATTAGATACAGTAAGTCCATCATTTTGTGCTGCAAAATGGAAACAAGTATCTATATTATTAAATCAGGGAAGAACTCATAGTTGTCATCATCCAGGCACACACGAGATTCCTTTAGGGGAGTTAAAAAATAATAGTAGTGCACTTCATAATACCAATTATAAAAAACATCAGCGTCAATTAATGTTGCAGGGTTTAAGACCTAAAGAATGTGACTACTGTTGGCGAGTTGAAGATAGCAAGACTAATGGGTTTAGTGATAGATTTTACAAAAGCATTAGCCCATGGGCAGATATTGACAATACTATTTTAGAAATAAAAAACAATGAATGGGATTACGATGTAGTGCCCAGTTACCTAGAAGTCAGTTTCAGCAGCCTATGTAATTTTAAATGTATATATTGTGGTCCCAATTCCAGTACAAGGTGGCAAGATGAAATGCGAACCTATGGCAATTATCCCTTGGTAAATATGCCTTTCAATAGTGGCAATTATAATAAAACTGAGGAAATAAAAAATCTATATATTGAAGCTTTTTGGAAATGGTTTCCTAATATTGTACATAAATTACACAATTTAAGAATTACAGGTGGAGAGCCCTTACTGTCAGATGATACTTTTAAAGTATTAGAGTTTTTAGAAAATAACCCACAGCCTAATCTTATTTTTAATATCAATACAAATTTATGTGTACCATTACATTTGATAGAAAAATTAGTTAAAAAATTAGTTTATTTACAAAATAATAACTGTGTTAAAAATGTTACTATATTTACAAGTTGTGAAGCAGTAAAACAGCAATCAGAATATATACGATTTGGCATAGACTATACACAATGGTTAAAAAATTGTGAATATCTTATATCTAATATACCAAATGTAAGAATAACAATAATGGCCACATACAACATTTTAAGTGTCTTTACATTTACGGATTTTGTTAAAGATATGATTCGCTTAAAACAAAAATTTAATCAGCCAAAAAACTTTTACATTGACATACCCTATTTAAGATATCCAGAATTTTTGGCAGTATGGAACATTCCTGATAAATTTTTTCATTATATAGAAGATACTATAAGTTTAATGTCTAGTCACATAAAAAATGAATATTTTACAGTTGCAGAAGTGTCAAAAATTAAAAATATTCTTGTACTGTGTAAAAGCTATAACGAAGACCCAACTAAACAAGATGTCTTAAAACATAATAGGCGTAACTTCGGTCTTTATGTTCAAGAGCTAGACAGACGACGCAATACCAATTTTGTAGAAACCTTTCCTGAACTTGCTCCTTTTCTGTCTGATTGGCAGGCTTGACAAAAAATCAATTATTTCTTATAATACTATCCTTACAATGTAATTTTTTAACAAATTATGAAACTTAAATATTACACTGATCCTGGACATGGGTGGCTTGCAATTAAGCGTAAAGTATTAAACGATCTAGAAGTGGCAGATAAAATTACAGTTTTTAGCTATCAAAAAGGCCAAACTGTATATCTAGAAGAAGACTGTGATGCATTTTTGGTTATGCAGAAACTGTCTGAAAAAGGCATCACTGTTACTTTTGATCGTAAACACACCAACAATCGTAGTCCTATTAGAAACTATAATCGTTTCGATAAGTAAGGAATTACAGTATGAACAGCCAACAAATTTTGAGTCATATTGAACAGTGGGCATCCACCAAAGGTTTTAATGCGCCATATGGAATTCTTACAGGTTCACATGTAAATAAAAAAGGTAACAAGTACCTTTCCATTACTTTTGGTCGTGCACGAACATTAGATGCCACAGTAGAAATTTATAACAGGAATTTCATTGTGTTGCGTACAAGTAGGTCGGGAAGTCAAGTGTTTAAATCTGTTACAGATTTACAACAAGTTTTGAATCAACTATAATTTGTTGACAAATAATCCGATATTTCGTATAATATTGGTACAGTAAACAAAACGGAGTAAAACATGAATGCAAATGATCGTCATAATCTAGAGTTTCTTCGTAGTCTTTCTGCCGATGCGCTTGAAAATTTTCTTAGCCAAGCATCAGAAGATGATGTTCAATATGCTGAGGAACTTCTTGCAGCTTGGGAACAAGAACTTAACGCAGAACTTTTTGGGTTCGAAAGTGACTTTCACTCTGCAACTATGCACTAGGACAAAATATGCCTAATAATTTCAATGTAGACGAACTGAATTCTTTGCTACAAATCGAAGCAGAACAAGAGCAGGATCTTGTAATTCAGGCAGCATACAGTGAGTTCCTGCAGGAAATGTTTCGCAAGTGTTATTCTGATTGACAAATAATCCAATATTCAGTATAATATTGGTACAGTAAACAAAACGGAACAGAAAATGGCCTACATTAGTCAAGAACGCAAAGCTCAAATCGCCCCAGTTGTCAAAGCTATTTGTAAAATGTATGGTATTAAAGCCAGTCTGGCTGTGCATAATCATATGACTCTCACGCTGAACATTAGCCAAGGCGATATCGATTTTATTTACAATTTCAATAAAACTGTGGGTGAATACAATCGCAGTCTCAATAAAGTAATGGAGCCAAATACTTCCGGCAGTATCAGGGTCAACCCTTACCACTTTGAAAAACACTTTAGCGGACGGGCATTGAACTTTCTACAAGAAGTCTATGCTGCAATGATGGTGGGCAATCACGACCGCAGTGATATTCAGTCCGATTACTTTGATGTAGGTTGGTATGTGGATATTAATATTGGTCGTTGGAATAAACCTTATGCTCTTGTAAAATAAAAGGGCTAATTCTGTGTTTGATAAGTTCGAACTCTTGGTAATGCATGAATTGCTAGTAGAATCAATTAAAAAAGAATATCAAGATAGGTTAAACAAGGGATATTCTGCTAGTGAGATAAAGCCGCAATTGCATGGTTTGTATCAACTATTAAATAAGTTAAATGGAATGCTAAGTGAATAGACTTTCTATTGAAAAAACTGCTCAGGGTACTTTTGTACGAGGTCCTGTAAGCTCTACAATTCCGTCTCTAGTAGCATACGCTAGAGCAAGTGGACTGTCATTCAATACTTATAAAGTGGTATCTGACCCATTTACCAGTAAATTTAGGACTTTTGGCATCCAAATTATTGGTTGACAAATAATACAACCATTGCTATAATACTTGAATAGTTTAACAACACAGGAAGCAGAAATGACTCAAGCAACTATTCGTATCCGTCAAGGTTCGTATCGTAACCGCTCTGTGGATGGTATGACTTTTGAACTGGTTACGCAATTTACCAAAACTGCGAAAAATAGTTTTGTTACTGTACGCAATGGTGGAAATTTTCCCAACATGCCTGAAACCATTCGTGTAAATGTATCTAGTCCTGCAGATTATGAGTTTGTGTCTGGTGCAGTGATTGAACCTAGTGCAGTAGAAAATACTGTGGAAACAGATCAACAAGTTATGGAACGAATCCGTGAACGATTTGAAATCCTTACGGACATGACTAAGGCTGCAATCAGTGGTGAGATTCGTGCTATGATTGTTAGCGGGCCACCTGGTGTTGGTAAAAGTTTTGGCATTGAGCGTGAAATTGAAAAAGCTACTTTGCTAGATCAACTTGCTGGTCGTCGTCTTCGTGCAGAGGTTGTAAAAGGTAGCGCCACTGCTCTAGGCTTATATTGCACCCTTTACAAGTATAGTGACCCTAATTGTATTTTGGTGTTTGATGACTGTGATAGCATTCTTCTGGATGATGTTGCCTTGAACTTGCTTAAAGGTGCACTAGATTCAGGCAAGAAGCGTAAAATTTCTTGGCTTAGTGATAGTAATATGTTGCGCCGGGAAGGAGTGCCTGACAGTTTTAACTTTAATGGTAGTGTGATTTTCATCACTAATCTTAAATTTGACCAGATGAAATCACAGAAACTTAGAGACCATCTGGATGCCTTGCAAAGTCGCTGTCACTATCTGGATCTAACTTTGGATACCATGCGGGACAAAATTCTACGCATCAAACAAATTGCTAAGGACGGTGAATTGTTTGAAGGATACGATTTTGATCCAAGTGTGCAAGAAGAAATTATTGCATTTATGGATACCAATAAGAACAAACTGCGTGAAATGAGTTTGCGTATGGCACTGAAGATCGCAGATCTTCGCAAAAGCTTTCCTAAGCGTTGGGCTGCAATGGCTTCTAGTACTTGTATGAAACCTTCTGTATAATAGGAGATAAAAATGGGACTTGATCAATATGCATATGTAACCCTACAGGCAGGCGAACGAGATAGTTATTTCCAGAGCAATGATGGTGCTTTTGTTAACGGTGAATGGGTAGTACCTAATAAATCCAAACCTCGTGAGTTAGCATATTGGCGTAAGCATCCAAATCTTCAAGGCTGGATGGAAAATTTATGGTATAATAAAAATGCTAGCCATGAAAGTTTGCAAGAAGGAGAAAATCGTTACGATTTTAATGGTATCGAACTTGAACTTACACGAGAAGATATAGACAAACTTGAACAAGATGTATTGAACGGCAAATTACCCCATACTGAAGGATTCTTTTTCGGTCAACCTTCTGATGACTATTATAGAGAACAAGACTTGAAATTTTGTCGTGAGGCTCGTGCAGAACTATTCCTAGGACTGAAGGTATTCTATAACAGCAGTTGGTAAACAGTAATGACCATTGGATATAGTGTCTACCAAAGACTTCAACAACTAGAGCTTAGAGCTAAGAAACTTGGCTTTAAGATTGCTAAATCGCAATATTCAGATTTTTTTGCTTTAGCGCCAGGTGACCCAGACTGTTTACCTTTTTATACACGAGAGGTAGAAATTTATACAGGCACTTTGCAGGATCTGGAAACATGGCTATTAGGATATGAGCAAGCATTCTTTTATCTTAAATTGATAAAAGCTACTACAGACAGCAAAATTCAGAAGTGTGAAGAAAAAGTAAAACATGAATTATTGCTCACTATTCTAAAACAAAATAACTCTGCTTAGGCAGAGTTTTTTTTGACTTACTGTGTATACTGTTATATAATAGCATTATGTGGAAATATGCAGAAGACATTATAGAATTTATTGCAGGATACAGAGAAATATCCGGTAAACTTTTACAGCCATGGGAACGGATTCCAAGTCCACTAAGTTTAGCTAGATATGATGTGCAAATTTTAGACAGTCTAGCATTACAAACGGTAGATAATTCACGAGCCTATACACAAAAGCAAAGCGAGCTAGCACTTAAGATCATTCATAAATACCGCAAACAGTTAAACAAGTTGGGTCTAATAATAGATGAGGATGTTCAGGAATTAAAGTTTAAATTTGGAATAAGATTCGTAGATCAATCTAAAACCATTTGTCTTAAGGACGGAAAAATACAAGTAAAGTTTCCTTATAATACAGAATGGATTAATAATATAAAGAGCATTGCTACAAATGGATATGGTAAAGTAGAATTTGACCATGAAAATAAAATTTGGAATTTAGGTTTGACAGAGTACATTGTCAATTATATTGTAACATTTGGTAATTTGCATCAATTTAGTATTGACCCTACACTTATTTCTGCAGCAGAAAAAATTGTAGAAATGGAAACAATTCCTTATAAAATAGAACTGACTCAGGTTAATGGTCAGTTAATAGTGTCAAATGCTCCAGAAAGTTTATTACATTATCTTAAAGAAAATGTGGGGGAGCTATCAATAAATAATTTATATAAGTTAGTTGATTATAGCAGTGTGTTGCAATACACTGTAGATCAACAACTAATTAATTTGTTAGCACAAAGTGTTAGTGAGAATGAACTAGAGTTGCTTACTAAGCGTAAACTAGAAGCACAAAGTTCAGAACAAAAAATAGAGAATATCATTAAGTATGCGGAAAAGACTGATAGGTTGCCAGTATATGTTTATGATACGGGCACACCTAAAAAGGATACAGACAAAATCGTATATCTTAATACAAAGAAAACTAGTAAATTTATAGGTAAAATAAAACTTATGGTGTCAATGACTAATGTATTGGTTGGATACAAAAAGCAGGACTGGATTAGACGAGCAGAAAAGGTAATTTTTTTAAAATGAAATGCAAACTAATCATTAAAGATGAAGTAAATGTTAAGCTAGAGGGACTAGAGTTAAGCCATAGAAAAACCTTAACAAATAAATTCAAGTATGAGATTCCTGGAGCTAGATATAGCCCAAGTGTTCGTTTAGGCAGATGGGACGGCAAGGTTGGTTTTTTTACCTTAGGTGGAAGTACCTTTATTAATTTACTGTCAGACATTCTGCCCTTTCTAGAGCAAAATGATTATGACATTGACATAGATGATTTGAGGGATTACACAACAACCTTTAATTTTAACGCGGTTAAAGAGGATAGTTTTGCACATATAAATTGGCCAGACAAACATCCACAAGCTGGTAAACCTATACTATTAAGAGACTATCAGTTAGATATTGTCAACAGGTTTTTAGAGAACCCTCAATGCATACAAGAAGTTGCCACTGGTTCGGGCAAAACTATTATGACTGCAGTGATGTCCGCAAGTGTGCAAAATTACGGTCGTAGTATTGTAATTGTGCCAAATAAAAGTTTAGTGACACAGACAGAGTCTGACTACATCAATGTAGGACTTGATGTAGGCGTGTATTTTGGTGATCGTAAGGACTATAACAAACAACATACTATCTGTACATGGCAAAGTCTTAATAATTTGTTAAAAGACACAAAGAATGGCGAGGCAGTGTGTACAATTGACGAATTTATTGAAGGGGTAGTATGTGTAATAATTGACGAAGCTCATATGGCTAAGGCTGATTCTTTAAAATTATTGTTAAGTTCTGTGTTTAGTAAAGTGCCACTTAGATGGGGGTTAACTGGTACTATTCCTAAAGAAGAATATGCATTCATGGCATTAAAATGTTGTATTGGAGAAGTAGTAGGCAGATTGAGTGCAAGTGAACTTCAAGAGGCAGGGCATTTGGCTCAATGTCATGTGAATATTTTGCAACTTACTGATTTTACAGAGTACAAGACTTACCAACAGGAGTTGAAATATCTATTAGAGAATAAGGAAAGGCTAACCTACATTGCGAAAACGGTAGAAAAAATAAGGCAATCTGGTAACACATTAGTATTGGTAGATAGAGTTGCTGCAGGTAAGGAATTAACGGGCCAACTAACAGATGCAGTTTTTGTTAGTGGCACGACAAAAGCAGCTAGTAGAAAAGAGGAGTATGACCAAGTAGCAACCAGTGAGAAAAAAATTATTGTAGCAACTTATGGTGTTGCTGCTGTGGGTATTAACATTCCACGAATTTTTAACTTAGTTTTACTAGAACCTGGTAAAAGTTTTGTGAGAGTAATTCAAAGTATTGGTAGAGGTATTAGGAAAGCAGAAGATAAGGATCATGTAGAAATTTGGGATATTACTAGTACTTGTAAGTTTAGCAAACGACATCTTACCAAACGCAAAGCTTTTTACAAAGACGCCAATTATCCTTTCAGTGTGGATAAAGTAGAATGGCAGTAATGAACACAAAACATAGTATTGTTTTATGAAAAAAAATATAGTATAATAACAACTTAGAGAAATTTTTATGCGATTGCTAACTTTAGATAATACAGTTTATGATTTAACAAGTATACCCGAGGAAGTGGATGATGTAAGATTTTGTGTTTTGGACAACAGTGATCCTAAAGATCCAGACTATTTTTTTATCCCTTTAATTTTTTTAGAAAGTTTTAATAGTCCAGCCTTAGTATTGCGTATAGGCCCTCATGAAATTACAATGCCCATAGATTGGCAGCTTTTAATTGGCGAACATGATTTAGGAGATCTAGAAGTAGTGCCACTTACTAGTTTAAATGATAGAGGATTCAGTGCATTTGGGTTTAACCCACTTAGCAGTTTCAGACCCACATTTTATCCTATAGAAGTGGTGGATATTTATCAAGATGTAAAATGGTATTTTCCTAAACTAAAGCCAGGACAGTTATTGGCCATACCTTTAGAAACCACTGGAGCAAAACCATTATGTGTTTATTTTGTAAAAGATATTAGTAGACAGAGTGAAGTTATAAATTATAATAAATGTTGGTAACATGAACACCATTTATGTAAATAATAATACTATATATGAAAGTCCTGACGGGGGAACAACTGTCTATGCTAGAGAAATGCAAAGTACAGAACGCACATTGGTATATGAAAATATGTCAGTTCGTATTGATCCTATGAAAGGATTGAAATATAATTTATCATATGCTAATTTCCTTGAAATACTTGAAATGGCAGATAGAAATCCAACATTACGAGATTATGTTGATCAAATGATTTCTACTTATAATTTATTGAAGACTCATGGATAAGTTAAGTATTAAAAACGAAATGTATCAACTTGATACAAAAAATCGTAATTTTGTTGATGAGTTAAGTGAAGCAGAGCGTAAAAAGTTTAGCACATATATCATGCTGAAATATTGCGCAAATGTGGACGGTGGTCCAGATTTACAAGAATGGTACTTAAGAGCCACAAACGAAAGAGTCAATATTAATTTTTTTGATCTTGGTAAACATGAAAAATTGCAGTGGCTATTATGTACTACAGTAAGTCCAGATATGGGCAGTCAACGCCATTATTGGCAACCAAGTAAGAAAAAAGAAGGCAATAATAAAATTTACAAGTTACTTGCTTCCCAATATCCAGAAATGAAAACTAAAGACATTGAAGCACTGGTCAATGTTACATCTGAACAAGACTTAAAAGATTACTTAATTAGTTTAGGCATGACAGACAAAGAGATTAAAAAGGTATTAGATTGAACTTTACTTGCCAATTTTGTAAAAAAAGCTATACAAAAGAAAGCACATTATTGTCACATCTTTGTGAACCTAAACGCCGCCACAATCAACAAAATGAGCAAGGAGTTCAGATAGGGTTCAATGCTTATCTAAGATTTTATGAAAAAACGCAAGGAAGCGCAAAATTTAAAGCCTACTCTGACTTTTGTAATAGTAATTTTTATATTGCTTTTGTTCGTTATGGACGCTATCTAGTTGATTTACGAGCTATCAATGTTGTAAGTTTCACTGACTGGTTATTGTCAAATAATCATAAATTAGATCACTGGACCAAAGAAAAGTTATACAACACATGGTTGTTGGAGTATTTAAAACGAGAACCTGCTCAAGATGCCATGGAAAGAGCATTAAAGGAGATGCAAGAATATGCA